CAAGCTTCTTATCCAATGTCTCGTTTCCTCCTTCCGAAAAGTTTTGTGGGTGTAATATGTCAACCGCATTTGCGGGTTGAACCTTAGCAATCTCTTCTTTTAAATCAGACATCATCAATGAATATTGGGATACGAATTCGTCTTTCTCAAATAGTCGTACTGATGCAGATTCAAAACAAGGCTCGGCTGTACCGAGTAAACAAAATGCAGTAAACTCAAAGTCGTAAACTCGGTAATAACCATCAATCATTTCACCGTCTTTAACAGTGATTTCCATTGACTCGTCTGTAATTCCATTTTCTTTAAGTTTGGAATATGCCTCTTGTCTTTTCCAAATAAGAACATCAACGCATAGGTACTCGTGTACCACGCCGTTTTCTTCTTCAACTTCTTCCCACCAATAATTAGCCCCGGTAGGAACAACTCCGACCGGGGTGGTTATGTTAACAAGTTTTAAGCCCTTGCTTGTTTTTACGACCTCGACATCATGACTGCCGATTTCTTCTTCTTCTCGAATATAATTACAAACAATTGGGCAATTATAAATAGTATTTATACATTTTTCGAATATTTCTTTATTGATTTCAGAGCGATTTCTATTTTTACCGTGATAGCAAACACGAAGAACACCCGCATCAAAAGATGAGTTAACACTCACCATTTTTTCCAATGAGGATGAGTAAGTTAAATTTAATTGTTTGCTCAGTGGTATCACCGCCTTATCTCTTAATCATTATTGTTGCTAAAAAGTCAGAGTGTCAGAAAGAACATACTGTATTTCTTCATCTAACTCAAAATTTAAATTCATTTTGTTTTCAAAAACAAAAATTGAATTATTTGTATCTGCTTTTAGCAAATTATAGCCAAGTGCTTCCAGCTTGTCCTTGTCTTTTGAATTCATTACATAAATGAAACGCAAATCATCAACCCCTTTAATTCAATCACTCTTCATCATTTTCTCTCGAAATCTCACCAGCATCGGTCAGTTCATCTGCGTCTAACTCTTTTCTGCCGGGTGTACTATCTGCCGTACCACCTGATTGTGTAGCTGAACTTTTCAGTGGTACAAATCTTGATTTAATATCAAGAACATTATCTTCCAAGAAATTCATACAATCCATATCTGCTTGTGATAATCCTTGAGATGCACAATAATAGGACACCATAGGAATACCGTATTGACAGGCTTTTAAGTAAGAATCTCCAAGTTCTTTGGAATTGTAAACACTACAATTCAAGAAGGTAACTTTGAAGTTCTTTCCGTAAGTTTGACTCTGTATGAATCGGTTTACGGCACATTCTATACTTTTAACAATGTTGTATGTAATAGCTTGGTCAGCTTTGATTGAAAGGAGCAAGGCATTTCCAGAAGCCTTCGTGTTATTAAACAATAGGCTCGATACGCCTGCTGCATTAAACAAATGATTTTCTGCATCTGTTATTGTATCTACATCTTTTGTATTATTCTTTTCAAAAGAAATTTTATCTATTGTCATAGGAGATAGTACAGAACCAATCTCTTCTGGCAATACATTATCAAGGTTACGCCAAAACTCTTTGGCTTTATCGAAGTCCATTTCCCATTCTCCATCGGGATTTATACCAAGCTTCATAACAAGCATAGCGTAATTCTCAAGCTCAGTTTTTGTTAACTTTAACTGCTTGTAGTCTTCGATGTCATATATCTCCCTAAGCAAGCCTGCAAAGGGAGATATTGAATAATCAAGTATATCGTTATTACATTTGATAGCAAATGATGTTGGAGAACTAAGCTCCTGCCATTTTAAATTCATTCTATCTTCTAAGTAATCATCATATCTGATAGAAAACTCTTCGGGATAAAACGCCAACATTGCAGGATACTTATCAAAATACGAGAAGTCAAACGAAACATTTATTACATTTCCCTCAATTGTTGAGATGTCACAATAGTCTGAAGGCAATTGCTGAATTGTCACACTATCATTTGTGACCCACATTGTTCCGTAGAATGTATCTTCTCTGAGGCAAACGGTAAGAATTTTCGGGAATTGATTTTTAATATCCATGTTGGATAACATATTCAAAGTCTTTCTATATTGCTTACCGATAGTTTTTGGTTTCGCAGAGCTCGTGTCTATTTTGTATGGAGACACCACATATGCAAAATCAGTAAGTCCAGCGAAATACTGAATGAGTCGTCTGAAGTGAGAGCTTGCACCATATATGTAAACAACAGCATCTCTTAAATTCTTTTGATTTTTGTATGGATTCTTTAAAAATTCTGTTATTTTGTCTTTAGAATACAAATAAAATGATGGGCTATTTGTATTAGAATTTAAATCTCGCAATATTAATTTATTCCAAGCTTTAAATTTGTCTGGCATTCTAACAGTGCCATTCATATCAAATGTCTTGCTTACATCGTAAGACTTAGTTGATTCCATCGGTTCTTCGACAGAAATAAATTCTTTACTCAAATACTTCACCGTCCTTTCTTATTTTATCTTTGGAGCTCTGTACATAAATATATCTGATACTGAGAAGTCGTTATTTGTTTTTTGGATACTGCTTTCAAGTTGGCAAGCAACATAATAGTTGTAACTCAGACTTGAATATCTATCCTTACGCATTCCATTCTTCTCGCTGATTTTAATAAGTCCGCCAGATTCCTCGTGTTGCAAATGTATCAACTCATTTATCAATAAAGTTGTGTTGATATAAGGAAGCTGGAAAAACATTTTGTCATTAACAGACAATGATTGATATCCCTTTAAACTTCCAAGTAATTCTTCACCGTCATATTCGGTTACAAGCAATCTAATCTTTCCGCTTCTAAACCCTTCTCTTAAAAACAGGGCACAGTCAGAATTAAATTTTGAACTACCATTGATAGCCCATATAACCTTGTCGGCATTTTTGGAAACACATCTTGAAGCAAGTTCAGAATTATTGCAACAAGAAATAGCAGGATATATTTCACCTGTATCGGGGTCGGTCATATCTCTGATTAAAGCATCATAAACACCAAAGCCGACACCCTTAACATCAAGAACGATATAATCACACATATATTCTTCAAACAATCTTCTGATACGAAGAGCTTGGTCTTCTGTATGCAGTCCTTCAGAAGATTCGGTGTATATAATATTATTCACATAACGATTGTTTTTCTGAGGAATACATTGATTTATAAATATAGCAGATGCGTCATTCTTGTTTTTATTTGAAGACATCAGCGCAATATCGGCTGATAGAATTCGCTTTTCGCCATTTTGTTTTGGCTGTATTCGTATTTTCTTATCACTTATCTTTGAGGATAAATCGTCAGGAAGCATAGGGTAGGATAATCGTCTGTTCTTTGAAATGTTTTCAAATTCAAAGAATGTGCCGCCATCATCACCAAAGAAAAGGGCGTCCATTTCCATACTCCATTTAATCTCATTAAATCCAGCCTCGGACATTTCATCCATAACGGCATCCTTGCTAAGTAGTCCCTCTTTAATAGAAAGCTGATAAGGAAGACCACATACGAAATATTTTTTCTTTTCATCAAGCATATTCTTAAAGAAGTCTGTTACTTTGCTAAAACACCAATGACTTTTAAAGAAAGCACTTGATAAATATATTTCCTTGTTTCGTTCAGATAAGTGGGCATATTCTGGATTATGTAAATAACCGGGCATTCTTGGTGCGGTTAAGAATTTCTTAAGTACCGTACTAATTGTGTCGGCATCAATCATTCTAAACTCATCGCATATTAATATGTTAGCACGATTACCTCTGGCAGTATCTGAAGCTGTAACAACTTTTATTACCGAACCATTTTTGAAATCTATATTAGCCTTAGTACTTGATATCTGAACATTGAGAATTTCATTTCTTAAGTTCTCAGAGTTAGGCATAATTTCATTTTTGATTTTTTCCAGAATGTTAATACTCTGTCCTCGTGTACCGGAAGCAATACATATCTTTGTTCCGGGATATAATATACATCTCACGCAACAGAAAATTGCAATTAAAAAAGACTTGCCTTGTCCACGAGCAGCAATGTAACAAAAGTAGTTACATATGTTCATCATAAACAGCAAAATCTTTTGGAATAGTTTTAAATTTAAGTTTAAATAATCTTTTGCAAACCTATGGGGGTTGCATCTATAGAAGCTTGCCCATATTGCCATACCTTCTAATATGCGACTTTCTCTTGATTTGGCAGTAGACTCATTCATCTGAATCTCCTCCAAATACATCGTTGAACACTGACTCATCATCGTCTTCTTCGTATTCAGGCTTCTCGACACGAAGTCTCGAAATCTCATCCTCATACAGTTTGCTATGGAAGTTTTTAATACCAACCATTTTACCTAAATGTCCATAGAACCAAGTTGTGATATATTTTACTATACCGTCAACATCTCTAAATTCAGGAGCCACTTCCGGCAGCGGTCTTGTATCTTCCCATTTCTTGATACCTACACCAAGAGGCATATTCTCAATAGAAGAGTCAATAGGTTCTTCTTTCTTGATTTGGTCTGGCTTTAAGTTGGCACTACCGAGTAGTGTGTTAAGTGAGTTAACCAGTTTCTCCACTGGTTTGCCAGCCATCAAGTCTTTGTTAATCTGTGTTTCAAGGATACATATTTGTCGTAACAATGCTTGTGTTCCAACACCCAATTCAAAATCGTTTGGGAATTGTGATGTCCAATAATCATATCGTGAATTTAATTCTTCATACCAAGCATCGTTAAATCCCACGCCCCAAAACGCACGAACACTCTCGTCAATTTGAATGTGTTCTGGCTCATCATCCTCATTAAATGATGTGGGTTGTAAGTAGATTGGTAGTTCAGAATTATATTCTTCATCAAGTGTATCATCATATGTTTTGCCTTGATACTTTAAAAGATTTGTTCGCGCGATATAAGTTAGAACACGAGAAGTACTGGTGTTAGCTTTGCTGAGCATACCATATATTTCTTCGTTCCAATATATATCAAACTTCATACAAATTCTTCTAAGAGCTTCCTTTTCGTCTCCGATTGCGTGCTTATATTGGTCGAATAATTCATCCACACAATTTCTGCAAGTTGTAATATAACCGTGATTCCCTCTATATAAAGGGCTTTGAGACATAGGAAAATTATTTTTTTGTCGCGTATATTTTTTACCACAAGTACAGCAATAGTATTCTCGCATATCTTCTTCTGGTTTTATGGGAGCAGTGATGCGAGTGCTTCTTACTTTGCTTTGTTTAGGCATACGCAATCACTACTTTCTGATTAATCCATCTCTAACTGAACGCTTTAACGATTTACCTGCTTCAAACTTAGGAGAACGAAATGCAGGAATAAGAATAGTATCACCAGAATTTACACAGGTGCTTTTTCTTTCTTTGCGTTCAATTGTGCCGAATGTTCCAAATCCGTGGAATGTCACAGATTCACCTTCGACCATTATTTCTTCAAGCGTATCTAAAAAGTCTTCAACGATAATTGTTGCATCCTTAATGGTATATTCCTTTTTAGCTAAACGCTCAATAAAATCTCTTTTATTCATATTAAATTCCTTTCATCCAAATAATTATAAATCATTCAAGCTTGTAGGCTTAACTTCCTTAATACCATTCTCATCAAAATATTGAGAGATTTGTTCTTCGGTAGTTAAGTCTTTGTAAACTCTAACCATATCGGCACTTTCCCAACCAACAATCTCTTGAATAACTCCGTCTGGTAATCCTGAACGAGCCAAGCTTGTCGTAAAATAATGTCTTAAACAATGCCAATAAAAGTCAACGCCCATCATATTACTGAATGAGTTAGCCCAACTGTTTAGTGTTTCAGGTTTGAGCTGTTTGGACGAATCGCCTTTCATTGGAAATAGCCATTCGCTTTCTATGCCGAGCTTCTCACGCTCTTGCATCCATAAGTCAAAATATGGTTTGAACTTTTTGGCAAGAGTAAAGCAATGTATGTACTTACCGAGACCAAAACCTTTGGTTTTAATTGTGTCAGTTGTTTTATATAATGAACCTCCACAGACTAAGTTCTGCTCAGAGAAATCAGAAACTTTGAATCGAACCAATTCAGACTTTCTTCTGCCGGAATACATAGCAAGTGCAAGGGCACAAGCCTTTTCGTATTTCTTTTTAGATACAAGTAAATTTAATAATTCTTCAAGTTGTTCATCTTCAAGAACGGTCTTTTCTCTTACTGCTTGTATCTTTGGATTTTCAACTTTTCTTACAATAGAACGAAATCCTTCGAACTCTTCATCATCATCACAAATGTTTTCTATAAAGTTACTCAGTGATGAAATAGCTGATTTTAATCTGCGTACTCTCGCAGGAGAGTTCCCGTTTTCATTTATCAACCAATGTTGGTATGCAACAATATCTCTCTTGCTAATCTTAGCAAAGAATTTGTTGCCGTTATATTTCAAGTTCCATACAAAGAATATATCTAAGTCATTACTATATCCGTGTATAGTTTGTGGACTACGCTGTATTGATTGTAAGTATGAAATAAAGTCCTGCTTTAATCGTTTGTTCTCAGGTAATATATTAGCAATCAATTCAGGGCTTGTTATGTCGTTCATTTTTGTTTTGCGTGGCACACAAGCCACCTCCTTATTGTTTAGTGAATGTTGGTGGGCAGGGTTGGATTTGAACCAACGAACCCAAATGGGAACAGATTTACAGTCTGCCGCGTTTGACCAGACTTCGCTACCTACCCATATATGGTGGAACCGGAAGGTGTCGAACCTTCATCCTTTGGATTTTCAGTCCAACGCTCAGACCGCTTAAGCTACAGTTCCGAGTGGTGAAGCCAGAGGGAATTGAACCCATCATTATAACCTTGAAAGGGTTATGTCCTGTGCCATTAGACGATGGCTCCATATTGGTTGCGGGGGCGGGAGTCGAACCCGCGACCTCCAGCTTATGAGGCTGGCGAGCTAACCATCTGCTCTACCCCGCAGTATATAACCCCGACCTTATAGTCGGGGCTTTGTTATATGTATTAGTTCAAGCAAACAAGTTCAGTTTTGTCTCTCAATATCTTTCCGTTTTTATCTTGTGCAATAAAGATAAATCCTTCTTTTTGTGACTTGGTAAGTCTGCCGTCTCCGTAGTTGTTTTCTTTTGTTTCGCAACAAGCCCCTTGTTCGTATAGGGTTGTGTTGCCAACAACATATTCTCCGACTCTGTGAGTATGAGCCATAACTAATGATGTGAAGTTGTATCCTTCATTTCTGAAGTATGTCAGTGCATTTTCAGAAGTTTTCATCATCTGTGAAGAATAAGCAAGTGGGTGACAGAAGATAGTCTGTCCGATTTGACAGAACCAATTATCTGTGTATGTTATCTCAACACCTTCAATAACTTTAGTGAGTGGTTCATACTCAACCTTAGTCCTCTCTCTTTTGTTATAGTGCTTAAAACCATCAACGAAGATGAGTTCCAAAGATGACTTGGGCATAAGCTCAAGTAAATCTGTATCGAGATTTTTGGCAAAGTAATTTTGAAATCTTAAATCGTGATTGCCGTAGTTGATAACGACCTGTCTTGGCTTTAAGAAGTCAATTAAGTCAATAAGATATTGTCTTGTTTCAATTAATTCTTCCATAGGACTAATCCTGTAAGCTTTAGGAAATCGAGAAATTGCCTGACAGTCACACACATCTCCATTGATTTGTAATATATCAATGTTTCCGCAGTAGTCCTTGAAAGTTTCAATAGGCTTTTGATATGGAACATGAAGGTCAGAAATTGATAATATCTTAGTAGCAACCCCGTTTAAGGAATTGATGTAATTATCATACTCAATAAGACCGTATGCTGTCTTTCGTAAGTGGTCATAGTGAACATCTATACCAAGTAAGTCAACAATTTCCTGCCACTCCAAATCAATTTCTTTATTTATCTTAGCCTTGCAAAGTCTAAGCTTATATTCGAAATCACTTTCGTCAGCATATCTTTCTAATTGCATTTAATCATCCTTTCGTTCCAATAGTCGAATAATTCTTTTATTTTCTATCACTAATAGAAATTTTGACAAAATAAAAACAACCCCTCGAAACCCGCATAAATACTGGGTTTTCAAGGGGTATGAAACAAGTTCTAAATCGAAGTTTGGCGAATAAGTTACACCGCACTTCTTACTTCTATGGACTTTCTCCAACGCTCTGCTGATTTGGCTCTATCAATATCAATAGCACAATCAGGGCAGTACTTCAATCTATTTGAAGTTCTTTTCATTACCAATCCGCAAGATTCGCATTCGGTGAATGATGTGTCTCCTGTATATTTAAGATACTGAAAACCTAAGTTGCGAAAGTCCGATATGTATAACACTATATCACTATTGTCGTCAATGAATTTGACACTCACATTTATATTATCGACTAACTTACTATACCCAATGAGACCGAGCGAATACAAATCATTCATCATAAGCGACTGTCTCATAGATGATGTTTGTATATTGGCAAGCTTAAAAATCTCACGGTCTGGTTTGTTAGTCCAGTTATTGTTGTGTGGATTACTGATGTTGTAAAACTTTGCGACACATAACAATGTAAATGCAAGTCGTTTTAGTGGCTTACTACTTATTGTTGCAATTGTGTCAAGCTCACTCTGCGTAATAGGTACGCTTTCAATCTCTACAAGCGAATATCTATCAGCAGTGTTTGCATATCTGTCAATTGTTTGTTGCCACTTGGGAATAGATGCATTCTCATCAATCCTAATGATATAGTCTTCTAACCGTTGAGCAATCTCATTTGGCTTGTAGCCGTTTGCATAAAGATATCTGGAAATTATACTAAGTGCTTCGGACGGCTTCTTTGTTGTTGTCTTATAAGAGAGTATGGACTCAGCATACTCTCTTTCGTTTAATACAATACTTATTGTACATCGCCTCCAATTTTCTGGCTACATAAGCTGAATGACTTACCGCCATATCGTATGTCTCCCTCGTTGTCCATAACTGGATAATGAATTACATATCCATTCTTGACGAGCAGATTGTCTATAATCTCATCATTGCAAATATCCCAAGCAAACTGTTTGGAACAATTGCGCTGATAGCATATGTCTAAAATAATATTACAAAGTTGTTTTCTGTCCGGGCAAGCTATATCACATTCTCTTTTGAAATCCTGTATCATTAATCCTCTTTGCGAAGAGGACTCATCTTCATCAATACGCTCTTTCATAACATACTGCATATAGTCTTGAGTTCTTTTTATGTATTCTTCATAAAGTGTGAGGATTGCATTGTATTGTGCCGAACAATATTCCTCATCATACTTTAACATCGTATAATCGAAATCTACATCATTACTGTGTAGTCGTAAAAATCCGTCAAATGCACTTTCAATCTTTCGGCAAATCTTATTCATTACACAGTCACCAATACCTACTGGCATTCTGTGTAAGTAGTATTTAACAAAAGCTTCCTCGTCAGGGGTTCTGTTTTCTTTTTCAAGCAAGTCGGCAATTGTTGTTCTGAATTCTCGAATACATTTCTTGTTTGTATTCTTGATATATGTATTATATTGTTTCATCAGTGTAGGGTATATGTAAATCATAAAGTATGGCTTTTTGTCTGCAAGTATATTTAAATATAAACTATGCAGCTCTCTACTTTCTGGAGTGCTAACATCCATATCTCTGACAGCGTTTCGGTCATACCATTCTTTTGGCATCGGCTTTGCAATAATGCCCTTTGCCTTATCAATGGAATTTTGTTGGTAAAGCTGACCACACTTAATTCTATAATCAAGTGCATCGTATTCCTTGCTTCCTTTTGGGAATTTAGATTGAACTTCAAACATTGATGTGATGCGGTTGGTTGTTTTACCAATCTCATCTCCAAAGCTATTAATGTTAGCTTGGATTAAATCGTCTTCTGTGATTACTTTCTTCGCAGCTCTTCTTTGTACACACATAAGAGCAGGAAGCTCAATGAGATTATTCACAAGCACTTCATTATCGGTAAGAAGTACGAGGTCTCCGTCTTTATCCATACCATTCAGTGCGTGTGCTGCGGTGTCCCAAGAATTAAATATTGTACAGGCTGTCATAAATCTATACCAATACTTTATTTTATCATCATTAGAAACACGCATTAATCTGATGTTATTATGGCAAGTCATCGGTGCTCGGAAGCAGGCAAGTTTATCTGAGCCATAATCAGCCCAGTACTTATTGTAAATCTCACCAGCCTTTAGAAGACCGGTAACTTCCATACCAAACATACTCTGACATAGAGAGTAGGGGTCTCCACAAACAATTGAATAATTACCGTGAACACGCAACACTCCGACTTTTGCATCGTCAATGCGTTTCTTAATCATCTGGTAAATCTTCTTTCTGACAAATGGGTCGTTCATCATCGACTCGTCAATCATTATTGCTTTAGCAAAATCATTCTTGATACTGGCAACATTTTCGCTATTCATATACATACCCTTTAAAAACAGGATAGTCTTTTTATAATCACCGGAAATGATGTCATTGATTTCACTGACGGTAGGCTCGATGAGCTTCTCAATATCTTCGTCGCTTAAATTATAACTCTGTATGAATTGATAATTTAAGTCTCTCTCACTTTCCAATTCCTTTGGGCAGGTCTTCGCAATACGGAATGTGTATCCATTCTCCTTACAACACAAAAGGTAGTGGTCACAACTTTCATAACTGTCCCACAACTTAACCATTGATGTAGTAAGGACAAGCTCTACTTTGGTAATATCAACTTCATTACCCCACGCATCCTTAACCATAGTTGTTCCGGCTACATTCTTTGCGAAGTCCACAAAGTCAAAACAGAATACCATACCTTTCTCCCAAGCAAATCTGGTATTCATTCCGCTTGCCAGATAATCAAGACCGAGTTCGTTTGACCAACGCTCTGCGAGAGCAGGGGACATCATACCGTACCCGTCTGATTCGGTTAGTTCTACATCTGCATTCTGCTCTGCTTCGACTAACGGCTCACCATCAGCCTCATCGGTGATGTTGATAACATCTGCTTTGAACTTCGTTTCGCAGTCATTGACTACGAGCAATCCGCTTGGAAATGATACCGGGGTGGAGCCACTACAGGTTAGTGCTTGATAAGCTTCAAACTTAGCTGGTACTAAAGGCATCTCCTCGTTACGACCGTTGTTAATCTTGGTCTTGAGAGTGGGAGCCACCCTGTCGCTGACGAAGACGATGGTGCTGTTCTTGACCCCACCGTTCGTACCAAGCAGTCTGACATACCTGACCCCGTTGATGGTGAACCCTCGGCAGGCTCTCAGGTAGTCGCTCTTCCTGTCTATGATGATACAGGCATAGTCTGCTTTAAACTGTATCGTATCAAGCTCATTATATAATT